AATGGGACATTCATAACATATCAGTTATAAGTATTTATTTTACATTTATAAAAACACTTTTATGGATTTACTAGTCTATCCACTTTTCTGTCATAAGCAGCAGCCATTCTTTTTGCGGCTCCAGTATCTTTAGGTCTAGGTCTTCTTAAGTATGCTAATAAATTTGCTTTTCGTGATGGTTTTCCAGATCTAATAGATTGAATTATGTCATCTATATTTTGACCCAGTTTACGTCCTCTAGATATAGCATCTTGTGTTGCTTGAGTTCTAGTTAGTCCATATCCAGGTTCTCCAGGTTTAGGTCTTCTATTTTGCTTTGATGCATTAGGACTAAATGGTTCTACTTGAACGTTAGATAAAGTATGTCCAGGATCCTCTGTGGATGGATCTTTTGGTTGAAGTGGTTGAAGATGTCCCGAAGAATATCTATCTCCTGTTTTGTTTTGAATTCTTTGAGCTCTTTTCTTTACTCTTCTAATACCAGATTCTTCGGTATCCATTGCTAAATTTGCGAGTTCTTCATCTCCTGTCGCACGGAGGAGTTCGTCTTTCGATAATTGTGTTTCATATTCTGCTTTTGTTCTTTTATCCCTAGATCTATTTCTAGATTCTACGGGACTGATCGCATATCTTGAAGGTTCCTCTTTTCTTGCTTTGTCTCTTATTACATATTCTATACCATTAAAAGTCTTTCTTTTAGGACCTATTCCTTTTTTTATATCTTCTATCCACTGTTTATATTCCTTATCTGGAATTCCGTGTCTATTTTTTTCTAAAATAAATTCCCTAAATGTCTTCATTTGTTGTTGACTATTTTATTTTTATTTAGTCAAAACCTGCATGGAAACGGTGAAAATCCAGAGCGTTTTTAATTTGATATGTTCGATTTAATATTGTCTTGAGAATACTATCCAAATAACTTAACATTGTTTGAAAATATTCTATTTTAGATATAGATTTAAGAATTTCTTCATCAGCATCCATATACTTATCTATATCTTGTCTTAATACTTTATAATCAAATGGTTGTTCCTGATAAATTTTTGGTTCTGCTTTTCCAGAAAAATACATCCATTTTTCTTTTTTTAGTACTTTAAATTTATTTTCTTCTAATTTTTTTAAAAGAATAATATTATTATAAATCTTATAATATTTTGCATGAAGTGAAGGAATTTTGATAGATTCTGTATGAAGATTGTCAGGATCTATTTTCGAATCTTCTTCCCATAATAATTGTATTTCATCAAGATTCATAACTATAAAACAACTATATCGTATATAGAATACTTAAAAACAACCTCTGCTATTACATAATTTATATCAGTTGACTTTGCCTCAAATTTAATAGATGATAAACTTACAGGAAAAATATCTTTAAAGTGTACATCGATAATTGGATTAAAATTACTATTGTATATTGTTAATTTTGCATCTGAATATTCATTAAATGAGTTTTTGCTAGAAGTATTTGGAAAATATTCATCTTTCGATTTGAAATCCATAAACTCGCCGATATTATTTGGATATCCAAGCCCTCTTAACCAATTATGAACTTCAAGATAATTTTCTAAATTTTCATCTACAAAGAATTCTAAAGAAAGGTCATCATAAGTTAATTTATCACCAGGAACCGGAATATCTTTTAGGTATGTTGATTGAATTGCAACTCCAAGATTAATTCCAGGTATTGCTGTGGAATTAGAAAAAAAATCAACCTTTGGAATTTTTGAAATTGATAGTTTAAACCCAACAGGGGACAAATAATTACGATTTGATAATTGTTTTGACCAAGGAGTTTGAGTCATTTTTTATTTAATTATACTTTTAAGGTTTGTTGCTTTTGAAGATAAGGATTTAGATAATTGAAGATTCTTGATCAGCACGAATTCTCCAAGGAGTAGGAGGACTATCACGATAATACTTTAAAGGATTTAAAACTTTATCTTGTTCTTCTAAAACAATCTCTTCGTTTTTAGTTTGAATCTCTTGAACTAATGCTTCTTCTTTTTCAAATATCCATCCCAATACTTGTTCTTCGGTAAGGTCTTCCCAAGCAATAAAACCAATGGGATTAATATTTATAGTATTCAGTTCTACATCATAGTAAGTAAAATGAGAAACTGTTTTGTCTTCAGTCACTGTGGTTGTGATTCCTGTTGGAGAATCTACATTATAAATTGTAGTTTCATAAGTATGTGGAAAAATAATAGATGAAGTTAGATATACTGTTGCTTTATATGCAACCTTTGAGAGACCATTCACTTCTCCAATGATTGAAAGATTGGGAACTGTGTAATTATGAGATACAGAGTTTAAGGTGATAAGCATTGGAGGTTTTTTAGTTATTTATTTGGAATTACTATAAGCAAACGGAGATTCTGCGAAGGCAGCAAAGATTATAGTATTTCCACTGCCATTTCCGGAAGTAGATGTGTTTCTAACCTTGAATCCATTAGAAAGAAAATCAACATCAGCTCCAGATGTTTGATCTACTAATAAATTATTAGGAACTTGATAATTACTGTTTGGATTTGCTGAAGTTCTAGCATTATCCCATAATAACCAAACTGTGCCAGTTGTTGTATTTTTAGTCATAACAAATGCAGGTTTAAATCCACAATATACAAAAGGACCGTCAGCATTTCCATTACCTACATAAGAACTAAACTTACTATATCCTTCAATTTCTGCCCAACAGTAAGCAATCATATTTCCAACATTATTACTCGTGCTTGTACTATTAGCAACTCCAAAAACAGTAGAAGATGGAACAGAACTTGACCAATAATTTGCACTAGCACCAGAACCATTTGTAGAACTTAATAAAATATAATTATCTTTACCCAAACTAGAATGGTAACATACCCAATGATCAATTCCAGATGTTCTTGATTTACAAATAATAAACTTTGGTTGTTTCCCAAGACCGTGCCCAATTGTATTATCGCCTGCCGGATCTGCAGCAGTCCAACTTACAATACTAAACCCAGCATCTTGATTTACACTGACTACAGAAGTGATTGAACCATTTGTGTTTGTTGATGTGGTGCCTGCTCCTGCTCTCCAACACCAGGCGACAAAGTTAGTTCCAGATTCATTAATACCAATATTACTACCACCAGTTCCATAAACCATACTAAAACCATCAGCATTAAAAGAACTTATACCCCCAAAATAATCACTAGAAGAACCTTCTACTGCTGTTAAATTGGGCAATAAGAAATTATCTTTTCCAGAACCACGAACAGAATCAAAGGCACGATGATTATATGCAGAAGGACTTCTTGACTTAATCCAAATCAAGTCAGGAGTAAATCCAACACCTACAATGCTTCTACCACTATTACCATCACCAGTATAAAGCACCGTCTTAAAGTGCTTACCAGGATCAGAAATCGCAGGAGTTGGTAGGTTGTCCTCACATAATGCTAGGAAACCACTTGGAGGTTGATACTTGAAGAGACCTTTACCGTTGGAGTCCGTGAAGGTTCCTGCTGTTGTGTTTCCAGAGAATGTTGGGTTTTGACCGAAGTTCCAAGACATTCCACTTGGACTGTTACTAGAATTTGCAGTTTTTGTTACAAACCATTCACGAACATTACTTGTTGCCACAATTCCAGTTGCAGTATTGTTTAATACCCCATTGCGATAAACACTCAAAGAACTATTAGTTACATCAAATGCAAATCCAATTACATCACTTGTAGAGGATATTCCAGTTCCTGGACTATTGTTCAATGTTGCTGATACTCTTGTCGTGCCATCATATTGAGCACTTAAATATAAATCGCCACCACTTGAAAAATATCCTATTAAACACTCAATTCCAGGTCCAGAACCGCTTGGAGTTACTATTTCGTTTCCTTTTGAAATTCCAAAATATTCATTACCAGTTGTTGAAAAATTAGACACTTCCCAATACCATTTACCAGTCGTCATTCCCACAGTACTATGAGATTGCATTGCTGGTGCATAACCTAAGTTTGCAGAATTTCTAGTTGTTAAATTTCCATCAGTATAAGTTACAATTGTAGAAGTAACTGTTCCATTAGATCTTGGAGTTGCTCCAATCAAAGGGTTCATTGTCGCAAAGTTATTCGCAGTAGTATCAGGAACTGCTCTCCAAGTCGCAATACCTACGGGTGTATAAGGTCTTGATACATCAAAACCACCTGTGTATTTTGCGACTCCTTTGTAGATACGGAGATCTTGTATGTACCCATTTAATCCTTCATTTGTAGTATTACTTGCATTTCCAATTTGAGCAGCAGCAGTTGCCCCTAGAGAAGATGTATAATTTGTAGTAATACCAGCAGCAACTCCATTTTCAAAAATTGTCAATGTTGTTCCTTTTCTGACTAATGCCAAATGTGTCCATTGATTTAATTTTGGTGCATTAGAAGTTTGTACTGCTGTTCCACTATTTGCATACAAGTAATAATAACTTCCCCAAGATTTAAATGCAAATGCATTTTGATCATTTATTGATAAGTAATGATTATATCCACTATTTCCTTGTGATAATAAATATGTCCAACACTCTACTGTAAAATCTCCTGTTCCAAAATTAAAATCACTTGAAGAAGATGTTACAACATAATTATTTGGTCCAACAGAAAACATTGAACTTCCATAATAACTTGCAGTGCTTACAATACTTACACCACTATTTGTAATAGTTTTAGCACTTCCACTACCTTTAATACTTGGAGCATAATCACCAAACCCACTGCTCAAACCACCAGACACAAAAGGCAGAGCAAGAACCAAGTTAGCAGCATAAGGGTCTGCTCTTAATGCGTCAGTATATCCTAAACCAACAGAAGCAGTAGTTGCAACACCTACTCTGGGTTGTGGTAGTTTTTCATTGAGTGTAATAATGCTGTTAGGGTCACAATGGAAGTCAGCACCAAAGTTTTTACTATCATTCATTGGTAGATAGAAACCATTCACACCAAAACCACCACGACGGTTGATTTCAGTCTTGATGACTCTTGGTGTTTTTGGAACCCACTGACCTGGACGGAAATCAGTTGCTTGTGTAGATCCAGCAGAGATATAACCTTTTCCTTGCTTATAGAAACCAAATACATCTGGTGTGAGTGCTTGACCGTCTATGTAAAAATAATCACAACATTGAAATGCACTGTTACCAGTTCCATTAATATAGAAAACATTATTAAAAATATTTACATCTCTATTTGGATATGAAGCACTAGAAGTACTCTGAGATCCTACAATTTCTAAACGAACTCCATTTACATATACTTCAAATCTTGCTTCACTTCCATTTGTAGTATTATCTACTTTTAAAAGATAATGTGACCAGGCACTTGGATCTCTATATACTCCTTTGTATCTTATATCGACACCTGCTCCATATACTACAATCTGTCCAGGATTTGTTCCAGAAGTCCTTTCAAAAAGCATCTGAAATAAATTAGAACCATCATACAAATAAACTGGTCTTGATTGATTTGTATCATATGCTCTTCCCTTCAACCAAAAAGAAAATGTTCCTTCTCTAAGATTGCCAGTGCTTGTAAATCTTCTTATTAAATACTCGTTTGCCATTATTTTTTACCTCAACCTAATATCGTGGAACCAGTGGGAAAATAATCACTGATAATCTCTACCCAGTCGGTGCCGTTATAAAACTCCAAAGCACTGTTGGTTGTGTTGTATCTTATATATGGTGAGTTTCCTGCTGGTCTTTGTGCTGTGGTTCCTTGTGGAAGTGCGATGGCATCAGTCTCTTGTGAGGCATCCAGAGATACTCTTGGTGCCGTTGAACCAATACCAACAAGACCTGTTGAAGTTATAAAGACAGACTCTGAAACTGATGTTCCGACCTGAACCGTTGCCCTTGGGTTTGATGTAAGAACTCCAACAGACCCACCAGTTACTTGAAGACCACTTCTTGCGGTAACAACTCCGATAGAATCTACGTTTGTTGTTTCTTTAAAAGTGATTGTTCCAGCAACACTTACATTACCAGTTATTGTAGCACTTGCTGCTGTAATAGAACCAACGGTAATACTTGGAGTTCCAGAAAGCCCAAAAGAAGTTGTAGCAAAAGATGCTGTGGATGCTGTTCCTGTAAGATTTCCACTGAAAGTTGTTGCGGTTACAATACCAGTAACTCTTGCATTACCAGTAACAACTAATTGAGTTGTTCCTCCACCAATAACAACATTCGTTGCTGTTATTATACCAACAGTAATGTCTGGAGTTCCAGAAAGTCCAGTTGCTGTTGATGCTGTTCCTGTAAGATTTCCACTAAAACTTGTTGCGGTTACAATACCACCACTAATTGTAACTCCTGTTCCTACTAGAATTGTAGAGAAAGTAGAAACTCCAGATGAATTAACATTACCAGTCAAGTTACCAGTAAATCCAGTTGCAGTTACGATACCAGTTGCATTTACACTACCTGTAAAGTTTAAAGGATCTTCAAGGGAATTACCACCAACCTTTGTAATCCGTGTAAGTGCCATTTATTAAAAAAACGTCTTTTATTTATTTAGTAAGTGTCACCAAGGTAACTGATTACTTGTTTCTTCAACAATTTTCATCAAATTATGACATACAGTATGTTTATGATAAATGAACACATCAAGATTTTCAATCCAAGAAATTACTAAATGTCATTGGTAGTTAAATTCCAAGGCATTGGTATAAGTAATTTCCTGCGGTATGAGTTTTTGAGTATTTATCAGTTTAAAGTGGCGTGAGTTGTTGTTACAGTATATCCAGAAGTAACTGCTCTTATACCACCATGTGAGTGAGCATTGGATTCAACAAACGCATTAAAATATGCAACACCAGTTCCACCACCAGCTTTAAGAAAACACAACCAGGATTGTGAATTGTAAGTTGCCGTCACCAATTGAATTGTAGTTTTTGATATTGTACTTGTAGCCTGACTCACCGACCATTGAACTGCATCAGTAATGAAATAGGTGGTTACAATCATAGAAATAAAAGCACTTCCAGTCCAACTATTAATAATACAATCACCAGAAAATTGAAGCCCTTGCCCTTGTCCTAATCGGTGCAACAATATTAACTCTGAATTATTATTAATTGAATTTATAACTTGACCTATCCACATATTACCTATATAAGCGGCGCTTCTTAGTCCACTGGAGTCTCTTACGACTAATTTCACTCCGTGATCATTAGAAGTCGTCCCCACCAGCAGGTTGCCGGAACTGTCGATGCGGGCGCGTTCAACCCCCTGAGTAGCAAATGTCGTTATTGAAGAATTGCCTATTTGTAGGGGAACATTAAGAGACGTAGAATCATTTACTGCACCAATATAAACACCTGCTCCAGATCCACCAAGGCTGCCGACCCACAAGTTTTCATTAGTTCCCACTTTTACATGTAACTTGGCGAGAGGACTCTGAGTGCCAATCCCAAATCGGTTATTGACAGCATCGACGTAAACAGTGCCACTATCTATGTTGATGTTGCCGCTGCTATCAATCCTCATCCGCTCCGTCGGAGTAGACGCTCCATCCGCAGTAGTGGAGAACTTTAAGATTGTTGGATGACTAGTCCCAGCACTCCACGTTCCATCACCATCTGCGGAGATAGTTGCGCCTACATTGTTAGAAGAATTGGTAAAGTTGATAAAACCAATTGTGCTACCAGAGGCTGCCGTATCTACGCTCCTCTGAATATTCATTCCTCCACCGGCAGCAGTGGCACCTCCTTGAACAATAAATCTAGCTTCCGCAGAACTAGAAGTCGTACCAACTAAGAGCCTTCCGGAACTGTCGATGCGGGCGCGTTCTGAGCCGCTAGTCCAGCCTGCGGATGTTGTACCCCCAGTTCTAAAGATTATTGGGGCATTGCCATAATCGTTGGTAGCCGTAAGCATTGGC